GTATGTCTAACTCAGGATGTTGTTTCTGAATAGCTAAATGCTTGCGCCTATCTTCATTATCAAACAATCCTTTAGCTTCACATATGATGCCGTTGTCTAACTGGAAGTCAGGTGTGTAAGTACGATACCGCAAGTCTTCCCATTGGACCTTCAGTATTTCGTAGCGTACTTCTTTTTGGTGATGTGTTAAGTAGTCAGCAAGGGTTTCTTCTAAGCCACTTCTGTAGCGTCTAGAATTGTGTCTACGTTTACTATTATTCTTTTTTACCATCTGATAGGAGAGCCTTTAATTCATCAACTTTAACTCTACCTATTGCGTTCACACATTGTAACATATGGTTGACTACATTTGATGTAGTTGTATTAACTTTTAGAACTTCAATCAATTTCTTTTGTTCATCAGTCATGTTATCTGTGTCGTAGTCTGTGCCTTCAATTGTCATCTTTACCATTATGCTGCCTCATCTTTTTTGTTTTTTAAGATCTCTGATGGATCATATTTTTTTACTAATTTCCAGTATGTAAGAAGACTGTTGAACATAGATATATGTCTTACATGGGTTTCTTTATCCCACCTATGTACTGCTATCAATTCTGGGTCTTCTCTGTCTACAAATATAGATACTCTTTCTGGTTCTTTAAAGTTACAGCCTTCTGCGTAAGCAGAGAGTTGCATCCCGTGATCATCATAAACAAGTTTAGATGCCTGTTTATCTTTTAACCCATCCTTAGTCTTAAAGTCAACAAATATTCCTGATTTAGAGTACAAATCTATCTTGCCTCCGTAACCATCTGTTGAGCAGAATGAATCTTCTGCAACCCATTCTTCATCAGGAAAGTTTTCATCTAAGTACTTCTTAATAACTTTATAGGCTTTCGTTTCTTTGCCACCCATAAACCCTTGTTCAATCATAGCGTGTATAATTGTACCACGTTCTGCGGCTTTTCTGCCAATCTCTTTAGAGTCTTGCTTACATCTGTAAGTAAAAGCAGCCAATGTTTCGTTAGCGCGTTGCTTTAAAGTTATTGCAGAGTGAAGTGCTTGATTTATCTTCCAGTTCTCAAGAGATGGCTTTGCAGCCATCCCTATTATTGTTGTGACAGAGGGAACATATCCGTGCTTTCTTGCATCTTTAAGAGTAGTGTTTCGCTCTGTACCATTGGCTCCTATGATCGTATAGGTAGCGGCTCCTTCGCTATCATACCAATGTCCTGCCTCAGATAACTTCTCCATTAAACAGCGGTTCCTTCGATGTCAACAAAGTCTGCGACCAAGTCTTCATCACTAGCACCCGTATCCTGTTTATTATGTTCGTCCCACTTAGCTAATATAAAAGTATTAGACCACTCAATCCAATCAAGGAAAGACTGAAATGTAGTACTGTCTTCTTCAATTAAATCAACTTTATTTTTTACTGTAAATGTCATAGTAGCAAAGGTCGCTCCTGTAGGCATTGACTCAGCTATCGAGCCTAGCTCTACAGTGTAAGCAATAGGCATAGCACCTGTCTTAGATATAGACTTAACAGCCGCATCAAGACACTTAATACTTGTATTATTCTTTATGTCTAAGATAAATGGTATCTCATCATCGTAACCTTTAACAGGCTCTCCGTTGCTGTTCATTGCGCCACCATTAATTTTTATTGTACCAAACAATACTTTAGTACGCTTAACAACACGCATTATATCTTTAGTTTTCTGAGGTAAGTTTTCCCAATCAGTAACAAAACCTAACGGCCTACCTATATTAAAAGTACCCCTACTATCTTTAAGGTCGGACTTTAAATCATTAGCTAATACTGTCCTATCCATTTTATTATTCTCAGAATCCCACTTTGCATACTGCTGCCGCATTGCAAATATACGAATACTTGGTTTAGCTACATAAATTATATCTTCCCCTATCTTGAGAGAAAAAGTACCAACAGGTAACACTTCTGTATTCCTAAGTTTTCCTGCAACCTCTACCTCGCCCATCAGAGCTGTGTGAAGTATGTTTAATCTAGCTAGACTAGATGTCTTTTGTGGTCCTGCAGAGGTATCTACCCCCATCATCTCAGCCATTGATCGACCTGAGTTATCGTTTACTGTAAGTTCCATATTCATTACGTTTACCTTTTAGTTTTTTAAATGTGAAAAGAGTTATAGTTATACTCTCATACGTCCTTTGTGTCAAGCCAATTCGGGCCTATCTTAGCTTCTAAAAGCATGGGTACATTCATTTTTACATCATATGCCTCCTCGATGATTTGGTCTAAGTCGTTGTTCATATCTCTTATAATTTGTATTACATAATTTGTTTCGTTGGGGTGTACATCAATTACAGTTGAGTCATGTACAGTGTTAACTAAGCAAGACTTTAATGGCTTCAATCTTTCATCCATTTCTAATAGCACTACAGGTACAATATCTCCTGTAGCAAACCCTTGAACAGGGTAGTTCTTTATCATAGTGAAATGCGTTGGCGTTCCGTTCTGCCTACGCTCAACATCAGGAAATGCGTACTGGCGGCCTGATGGTGTAGTTATCTTGCGTTGTTGTATCGCTTCATTGCCTAACTTCTTGTGCCACTTAGCTATACCGTCATACTTTTGATTAAAGTGTTTATAGTATGCAGCCTCTGCTCTGCTTCTACCAAACCCACTAGCCCCGAAGAGAGGTGCAAATGTATGACCCTTCGCTACCTGTCGTGTTGTAGGTTGCCCTGCATCAGTAATAACTTTAGCTGTATAGCTATGAACATCAAACCCTGTAGCTATTTCATTCATTGCTGTCTTGTCCTGTGACAAATATGCCGCAACTCTAAACTCAAGTTGTGCGAAGTCAGCCTCTAATATTTGACCGCCTTGCCATCGAGATACAAATACTTTCTTCACAGGAAAAGTACCACCGCGTGGCCTGTTCTGCATATTAGGATTGCGACCACTAAACCTACCAGTAGATGTTATATGTTGTGTTAAACCTACATGTAAGAAACCATCCTCTTTTGTGTAGTTAGTTATGCCATCCACAAATGATGATAGGTATGTTGACACAGCCGACAATCGTTTTACATCTTCCAAGAATTGAATAGCTACAGTCATACGTTTTGTTTTAGCTGTAGCTATTAACATATCTAAATTACTTTTACCTGTACTAAATCCATTAGCACTTACCCAAGTTTTGTTTAGTGGGTTAAATCCTAGACCTGCGAGTTTGTTAGTCTGACTTAATTGATAGCCTCTACTTAAACAATCAGGACACTTACTAGCCTTTTTAAAGTCAGAGCCATCCTTCTTCTTTTTGTATCTGCTACCAATCCCATTACAGGTAGGACAACTAAATGCTTTTGTCTTTCTTATCAGTGTACTATTAGATGCCACTGCCTCCTTAAACTCAGCCATGTTATTAGTGTAGTCAAACAGATCAACCCAAACCTTCTTATCAATTATCTTCCTGCTAAATATAACTTGAGACACTTGCTCTGGGCTATTAAGATTAATTGGAGTGTCTCCCATAAGTTCTCGTATCTGTGTAAACAACCTGCCCTCTATGGCTGTCTTCTCTTCTTCAAACTCTTTACGAACTACTTGAAGGGTGAGTCTATCCACTCTGAATCCCGACATGTACATTCGGGTAAGGGTTTTACAGACTTTGAAGGTAATGTCTCGAACTCTATCCATTCCGTTTGACTCGCTTTTGGAGAAGCCTTCGGTAAGAGTAGTAATGAACAGTTCGGCAGTAGTGTCAATATCGCAACCAAGATAATGTGTAAGCTCTTTAAGTGGTATCTCATTAGTGTTGTATCCTTCTTTAAAGTATTTCTTTAATGTATCATCCTTCTGAAATGTTAAGTTCCGTCGTTCAGCACAAGCCAGTAAACTCAATGGCTGTTTTTGTCCTCGTTGTAGGATGTACTCAGCTAACATGGTATCGTAGATGTCACCATCATACTTGAAGCCACTAGCCCATAGCCACATCAAGTCATGCTGTGCGTTGTGCATTATTAGTAAGGTAGTCTTGTCTAGTATAGTTTGTAATAGCCTGGAATTATCACCACTTCTATCTGTATATTCAACATGATCAAACGTAAGCAAATGTCGTTCACTGGGTACATCTACATTCTTAGTACCCACCTGTACCAGAAAGTTGTTAACTTCAAACGGGTCCATATGTGTCTTGCCATTACGTTTAGTCGTTGTGTTCTCTACATCTAGCACTAACCTCATGCTGTGAACCTAGCAACTGCACCATCTAACTGGCACGTTATACGCCCATGAAAACCTGAAATTTTATTCTTAGCTATCGTCAAATGTCTCTGACTATCTTCCGACTCATCAGCTCCCTCTATTTTCCTGTTCTTAGATATGAGTATCATAAGATCAGCTTCCCCTGCCAAACCTGTTTTACTCCCTTCAATCATAGACATATCTGGGTTGACTTGACCCTCTGCCGAAGCACTTAATTGTGTCATCCAAAACACAACACAGTTATATTGCTTTGCTATGTTTCGTGCATGAATTGCTGCATCCTTTAAATATACATCAGTCTTATCACTGGTACGTTCTGCATACTTATGCCCCATATCTAATATAACAATGTCGGGTTTATGTGATTTAACTGCCGCCTCTACCCAAGGCATTTCTTCACCTGTCCCATCTGATAAAGCAATGTTAGGTTTTACTCTATTATACAGTAAGAGGGACTTAGCTCTATTTCTTTTTCCTTCCTCTTTTTCCATGCCTGTACCTGCATTTGTGTACCTTAAACGTACCACTTTTGATGCCTCTTCATTACATAAAACTAAACACTTTGCACCCTGTTCAGCGAAGCCCCCTTCAGAGGCTATAATAGAGGCGTGGAAGCTCGTCTTACCTGTGTTAGGACGCGCACCTACTATAACAAAATGACCCCCTGTAACGCCCTCTACTCGACGCTGTAGGGTAGGTATATTGAACTTCCATTTTGTTTCGTCTTCGTTGTCTTCCCATATGGAATCTAGGTCCATGTTTTCGTACTTAATTTTTATGTTAGGTGTAAAATCATCCTTGTATTTATCTACAAGATTACGCAATGGTTCTAGGCTAGTCTTTGTACCATTAACAAAGTCAAACCCAATGTTAGCTACTTCCTCGCCCACTGCCTGTTGGAACAACCTAGAGATAACTTCAGTAGCTACCTCATTATTTAATGCACTACTGCTTGCCATCTTCTTAAATATCTTATGGTACTGCTCTTTACTTGATGTTGTGAGTGTCTTGTTAGACGCATAGAACAATGCTTCCAAGTCAGCTAGTGATAGCCCCTTATCATATTTTTGCATTGCATAATCTAATGTTTGTTTTACTTTCCTTACATCCTTAGTGAAGATTTTATCTGGGCATCGTATCCCTCTGTGTAGTTCATAGAAATCTTTATCTAATAATGTTTTAAGTAATGCTACTTCTGTCATTCTGTACCTTTCTTCTTCTTCCTATAAATGATCCTCTACTGTCCCACCCTATTAATCTCATAGGTAAAGGCCACAGATACCACCTTGTTGATCTGCTCGTACCATCGTTCCAACACTCCATTACTCTACCCCTACCAATTTGGCATAGCCCTACACAAGCTGGGTAACGTGCTTCTTTTGCTGTAGTATATAAATTTCTATTTAACCACAAAGAGTGTGTAACCTTATCAAGTCCTCTTGTACTCTGTACTTTATATCGTCCTGTAAACGCATCGCAATAGTGCCTGTTCCTGTCCAAGACGCTATCTCTCGTCTGTACTCCAAGGTCTTGTGGGTAGCATCTGGGTCAAGTGCTACTATAATATGCACAAAATCTTGTATGTGTTCTATGTGAGTACTACTCAATGTTGTGCCTAAAATAGCCATACCTGTGACACTTGGACACACACTAGATATAGTGTTAGCACTAATAACATCTTCAACGATAACGACAGTGCCATTAGGTTTGCCTCGACAGGAAGTAT